AGGATTTCACTGTCACCAGCTTTACCATGCCATTCACTGGGTCGGTCGCTCTGACTGGTCAGGCTGGGTTTGTTGTCGGCGGTGGCGCCACAGCTCTGGCTATTTCAATGAGTGTGGACCCAGCAGTGGCATCTACGCCTGCTCCAAGTGCGGCGGTGGCAGGAGCCTCTGCTACCCAGCCAGCTAATACCTTCTCAGGGTCCTGTCCCTATTCTGCTCTGTGGGCTACGGTAAATGTTGGAACTGTTGTGACCTGTAGGCTGAGGATTCAGTCCTCAGCTCCAGGCTCTATGGGGTCAGTGCTTAGCCACATCCAGGCTCAGGCTCTGATCGTACCCACCCTGTTCTAGGGGAGCTGACATGAGAGAACTAACGTACTTCCCACTCCTGGAGGACTACCCAAAGACATCAGGGTATGGCTACAGGATAGACCCCATCACAGGAGCCCAGGGCAGTTTCCATAGAGGTGTGGACTATGGGGCACCCTGGGGAGCCCCAGTGGTAGCTCCCTTTGATGGCCAGGTCACCACAGGCTATGAGGCAGGTGGAGCAGGAAACTGGCTCTGGGTGGTGAATGGGACAGATATGTTCAAATCCTTCCACCATGACACCTTTGCTGTGTGGTCAGGGTGGGTGGCAGCAGGCACTGTCATTGCCTACATAGACAGCACAGGCTCCAGCACAGGTGCTCATGCCCACCTGGAGCTGTGGGATAACGGAACGAATATTGACCCTACAGGCTACCTGGACAGGGCTCCACTACTGGGAGATGACAGCATGACTGAAGATGACTGGCACAGGATGGAAACTATTGTCTCCAATAAGATTAATGAGGCAATGAAGCTGAACTACACAGGAGCCAGGGCTCTGGCTGTGGATGGTGAGCCTGGAATCTTTGAAATTGTAGTTACTGGTGAAGGTGAGGTGGCCAGGCGTCATATCCCTAACCCAGACCAAATCAGGATGCTTCAGTGGGTGGACCACCTGGCAGGCACTGGAGATGGGGCATCCAGGCGTATCACTGATCCCACCTTCAGAAGGGAATTCCTGGCCCTCCCAGTGGTGGACTGATGGCAGAGGACATCCCTCCCTGTAGGTACTGTGGGAAGCCTCACATCCCAGGGTCTCCTCTGTGCTATGAGGACTGGCCCTGGAGGGACATCATCACCCTGGAGCGCAGATGGCTAGAGAAGCAGTACAGGAAGCCCAGGTGTGAGATTTGTGACGCTCCCATGGTGTGTGGACAGGCAGGTAGCCACATCACCTGTGAGCGACTACTATCGGTCCTCACAGCAGGCCCTGGACCTTCCTGAGAGTGCACCTGCTCCTCCAGGGCCTGCTGTGTGCCCTTCTGAGGGCCTGGAGCTGGAGGAGCTGATGGGCAGGACCCAAAGAGGGCTCCGACGAATCAGAGCCCTCACAGGGAAGAAACGGAGTGATTACGCCTGGTCTGTCTACTGGCCAGCCTCCAGCTCAGCCCAGGTGGTCTGCCAGAAGCTCACTATTGCATCTGCGTAGGCCTGCTCTGTGCCCTGGAGTGCCCAGCTGAACCTCCTCACACTGATACGGCACCCTGACTGATACAGGTCTCTGGCCAGTGCCTCTAGAGCTGTCTTCTGGTCCTCTGCCAGTTCCATCATCCCAGCATCTCATCTATCGCACTGGCAGCAGCAGCCCTGCCACCTTCCAGTAGGGACTGGTACAGGTCAGCTGTGGTCCTGATACTCCTGTGACCTACCACCTTAGAAACAGTCTCCAGTGGGACACCAGCATCCAGCATGAGACTCACAGCTGTGTGACGCAGCTTATGAGGATGGATGTGGGCTATGGAGTGGGTTCTGGTTCTCAGCTCCTGGGCCAGAGTGCTGGGGTCTACCAGGGTCTGCCTGGTGGCAGTCAGGAAGACATACTGAGCAGGCTCCAGGCCCAGAGCCTCCCTCTCCTGCTCCTGCCTCACCCTGTGAGCCTCCAGCGCTGTGATAGCCAGCTGGGACAGAGCCACAGTCCTCCTGGACTCAGCAGTCTTAGGCTCAGCCTGATAGTGGAGGCTGGGCCTGGTGGCCAGGGTGCCTGCCACAGTCACAGTGGTGTCAGTGACATCTATCCAGCGCAGACCCAGAGCCTCACCCACTCTGAGCCCTGCTGTCATCATCAGGACCACTGCTGCCTGGTACCTCCAGCCCTCCAGAGCCTCCAGCACAGTCTTAGCCTGGGCCTTAGTGAGGCTCTGCACTGGCTTAGTCCTGCCCTTAGGACCAGGAGACAGCTGTGCAACGTTGCGCATTACATAGTCATGCTTCACAGCCCACTTAATTAGAGTCACCAGACAGGTTCTGATTTCTCTTCTGGTGCTCACAGCCAGACCCTTACGCTCCAGGCCCTGCTGCCATGCGTCCACATCAGCCACAGTGAGACTGGTCAGACGCCTGGTCCCCAGCTCTGGGATGATGTGGGAGTGGACCCTGTTCTGATAGGCCCTGAGGGAGCCACTGGCCACCTGGGACCTGATGGCTCCCAGCCACTCCTCTGCCACCTGTCCCACTGTGATGCTGTCTCTGGGGACCACCTGGAAGTCAGCCAGGCCCACCTGGGCCTTACGCAGCTTCTCCAGGCACTCCTCCCTAGTCTTAGCCCTCACCCACTTCCTGTTTCTGGGCTTCCCAGGCTCAGTGGGTAGTTCAATGCGAACCTGCCACTCCTTCCTGGTGTCGCTCCAGCTGGAGTCTGGTGCTCCTCTGGGTGCTCTGTTCCTGGCTGTCACCTGTGCTGCCTCCTGGTAGGACGGTATCCCTGACCAGGGTAGCAAGTTAGGGTTCCAGAATCTATCTACCAGCCAGTTTGTGAGTTGTCCATCATTTACAGAGGGACAGGGAGCGACACAGGAATACAGGCAGAAATAGCAGGTCAGAATAGGTTTCAGGCTCCTGACCTGCCACTCTGCCAGGGACTCAAACCAGCCCAGGGTGTGCCTCTAGGGTCTCAGGTTCTGGGGCCTGGGCCTGGCACTCCAGGCCAGGCTCCCTCCAGGGGTTCACAAAGGCCAGGGCCATGGCCAGGGCCAGCACTGAAAGGGCCAGGCCCACAGCTGAGAGGATTATGGGAAGCCTGTGACTCTCCACTATTGCCCTCCACTGGCCTGGACAGCCAGGGCAGCCACTCCCAGGAGGTTCGCCAGATTATGGGTCTCCTGTGGTGTGAGGTACAGGCAGACATCCTCCTCAGCATTATTATCTGCCTTCCAGATGCTCAGCCTGACGTGAGGTGAGAACCCTCTGGCTGTGGCCACATCCAGAATCCATTCCCCATTCTCAGGTAGGACATCATCCCTGGCTGGGACTCTGTCAGTACGTGAGGACCAGACGCTCACTATTGCTGCCCTCCTCTACGTCTGCGCTGGGCATCCACCTTCCTGCCTCTCCTCACCCAGCCCTGCCTGATGTCTGCGTCACCAGCCTGCTCTATCTCATCCTCCAGCTCCAGGCCCAGGGACTCCAGGAGCCCTGTAACAGAGACCCCATTCTCCTCAGCAAATGTCATCCATGCCTCATGGGCTTCCTTTGACAGGTAGGCATGGAGGGCCTGCCTCTGGTCAGTCATCAGTCCTCCTCTTCAAACAGGAACAGAACACAGGGTCCCTCATCATCATTGAATTCCACATTGTGCAGGGTGTGCCCAGCCTCTGACAGGACTGGCATGTCACCCTGAGACAGGAGAATGGCTGCTAGCTGGTCCATCAGGTCTCTCAGGTTCACAGGAGCCCATCCAGTCCTGGCTGGTGGTAGCCATCCTCTGTCCAGACAGCCTGAATGCGTATGTCCAGGGTGTGCTGCTCCCTGCCCTTAGGGTCCCTCTGTAGGTCTACGTGGGTGGCTGTCTTCTGCACCTCATAGACCTGGCTGTCATACTCCAGCAGGAATCCTGTACTGGGGACTCTGAAGGGTTCTGGGTCCTGAATGGTGCTGGGGTCTGTCACTGCCCTTCCTTCCTGTGTAGGGTGTGTGGCCATGGATGCTGCTAGCGCTGCCCCATACTGGCCTGCTGTCATAGTCATCTTCCTGCTATTTGCCCTATTGATTATCCTGATGGACAGATAGGCCCTGGCTCCTGATGGTGTCCAGGAACCCTCTCAGAGGCTCACAGGGCTGGGCACAGTGTGTCGCTCCACAGGGAGGAGCCTCCACTGGGACCACCAGGCCATCAGGCGTCACCTCCAGGGCAAACAGGTCAGCCCTCATGGCCCTTCTCCTCCCAGCAGTTGACTCCCTCCCTGAAGCCATCTTCAAACCCCATGCTCCAGCCAACAATCCAGCCCACTGCTGCCACAGCTGCTGCTGCCAGGAGGGCTCCCAGGAGCATCATCAGTCCTCCTCCCCTGGTATCTGGTTCAGGTGGAAACAGGTGTCATGGAGAGCTATGTACTGCTCCAGGGGAGGGAGGATCAGGGCAAATGTCAGGGAGGGAGGCAGGAACTGATACCTGGCCTGGGCTATCTCATCCCAGCTGGGGTATCGCTTCATTCCTGGCCTTCTGTGTTTGTGTGAGATGGAAAGATGCCAGCCCTGAGGCTCCTCTGACACCAGCACTGTGAGGACCCCATCATGCACCTTACGTCTGTGGGCTGCTGTGGGAATGCCATCTATCGTCAGTCCTGGGATTTCATGCCAGGCTGCCAGAGTCACATCCAGAGGCTTTCTTTCCATCAGGTCTGAATCCTCCTGATGAATTCAATCCGGTAGCTGGTCCTGGCCAGGCCTTCTCCTCTGGTGGCCTGGTAGCCCTCTGGGTACTCATAACGTCTGTAGCCACCCAGGGCTCCAGTACGCCTGTTGATGACATCTATTCGCCTGGTATGGCACTCCTCACAGACCAGGATGAACTGGTAGAAGTGGCCCTGCTCCTCTCCTGGTCCCAGTCTCCAGGTGTGCCCAAATGTTCGGCAGTGCAGGAATGGGTCCTGGTACTCCTGAGGGACCTCCTTAGGCCTGGCCACCAGAGCCTCCCAGGGTGTCTGCTGCCTCCCTCAGGCGTTTAGCCTCTGTCTCCAGGGCATCAGCCTCAGTTCTGAGTGCTATGGCCCTCTCCTCATTCTTGTCAGCCCTGAGGTTCAGCAGCCTGTTTAGGTGGCTGGCAGATGGGGCCTTCCCTGTAAATGGGCTGGCCCTCTTTTTCTTAGGTTGGGGCCTGGGCTCTGGAGCAGGAACCTCCTCAGTCTCCACCTGGTAGTGCCTCTGAACCCACTGGCCAGCAGCTGCCTTAGCTGAGGTATCAGACTTATAGGGTCCTCCACTGAAGACTTCTGCTCCTGAATCATCTTTCAGAACTACATGCCATTTACCTCTGGCATCCTGACTGAGACTGGCATCCAGCCCAGCCCTGGTGACTATGGATGGACCTGGCATCCAGGCTTCCTTCCTGAAGGCGTCTGAAGACTGCTCCTACTAACAGGAACCTATCAGACCAGGAAATCTCAGCAACTGGAAACGTCAAATTCCTGACATTTGCCCATCATCTACCACACAGAGTGTTATCCACACCTAGCCCTACCACATATCAGTGTATTCTGACCTGGGAGGGCCACGCTGGGCATCCATCAGTGTCCAGGCACGCCTGTTGACCAGGGTTTCTGTCTGCACTATTGATGGGTGTACAGAAAGTCAAATCCTGGTGACCAGGACACAGGCTGGCAGTGTGACTGCACACAGCCAGTGCCATACATGGCGCCATTCAGGCTGTCTGGGAGGTGGCACTCCCTGACATTCCTGGCTGTGTGCTGGTCACCCTTATCCCTAAGGGAGTGTGCTATGGCTCACAGGCCATATGCGAACAGTGGGCTTCCCTCTGTTACTCAGGTGCTCTCTCTGCTGTCTGCTCCAGGGCTTCCATGGGGAGCTGCTAGGGAGACTGCCAAATATGCAGTCCATCACCTGGACCAGTGGCAGGACCTGAGACCAGAGGATGCTGTGGACACCTTATACCGACATCACAGAGGTGTGTGGGATCACAGGGCCATGCTGGGAACTGCCCTCCACCAGATAAACGCTGAGTGGTGTCAGGGACACACTGTGAGAGTGGTGGATGTCATCCAGGAGCTGAGGGCTGGGTCCAGGCTCTGGCGACAGATGGCAGAGCCTGACATCTACCGTGACCTGCTGCCCATGGCTGATGGTCTGGCCAGGGTCTGGGACAGGCTCCAGCCTGAGACCCTGTCCTGGGAGCAGTGTGTTCGGTACCAGCATCCAGAGCTGGCTTACGTGGGTACCACTGACTGGAGGGCTGTCCTGGATGGTGAGCCCTTCCTGCTGGACCTGAAGACAACTGGGAACACCAAACTGGGAGCTGGCAAGTACTGGGACCAGTGGAGGCTCCAGCTGGCTGCCTACCGGTACTGCACTGAGGCTGTCATCTATGAGGGCCTGGAGGAGAAGGGAGCCATAGAGCTTCCTGAGGTGGCTGGGTGCGTCATTGTCCACCTGTATGGGGATGGTGAATTCCAGGTAGATGGCATCCAGTCTGGCCCTGCTGAGCATGAGGTGTTCCTGGCTCTGCGTAAGGCCTGGGCCTGGAGAAAGCAGGCTGAGAAGACTCCTGGGACTGGTGCCCCTGTAATCGTGGGAGCCCCAGCATGAGGCTCACAGAGAAATTTACCGACAGGCATCCCAGCACTGTTGCCATCCTGGGATGGCTGGAACCTAACCAGAACCTGCCCCTGCCTGGGCTTACAGTAGCGAATCAGGTAGAGATTCTGGCAGACATGATGGTCTCTCACTGCTCTGATGGGCCAGAGCTGACCACTGGTCTCCGTAAGCTCCTGGAGGCTAAGGACTGGTTTGTTAGGGCAGCTATCGCTGGGATGTTGCCATGAGCCTTACGCCTGCTGTGACTCAGCTCAGGGAGCAGGTAGACCTGATTAAACAGACTGTCGCTAAGGGCTGCTCTGACCTGGAGCTGGAACTGTTTGTCAGGCAGTGTGAACGCACAGGCCTAGACCCCTTTGCCAGGCAGATTTACGCTATTAAGCGCTGGGATGCCTCCCTGGGCAAAGAGGTGATGCAGACCCAGGTCTCCATAGATGGCCTGAGAACACTGGCTGGTGACACCCAGGAGATGATGGGCCAGGAGGGTCCCCTGTGGTGTGGTCCTAATGGGGACTGGAGGGATGTCTGGCTGGGACCAGGAGAGCCCAGGGCAGCAAAGGTGACAGTCCTCAGAGGGCCTACCTGGGCTGACCATCCTCCTGCCAGGTTCACTGGGGTAGCCCTGTATGACAGCTACTGCCAGACCACCAAACAGGGCAGGCCCACCAGGATGTGGGAACAGATGGGACCTGAGATGCTGGCTAAGTGTGCTGAGGCTCTGGCCCTCAGGAAGGCCTTTCCACAGAAGCTGGCTGGGCTCTACACACCAGATGAGATGGGACAGGCATCTAACCCTGTATCAGGCCCTACTGAGGATAAGTCCAGATTTGATACCGTCACAGAAGCCAGCCGGAGCGTTTCAAATAGGCAGAATGAACCATCCCCCATCCTGGCTCCCCCAAAGGCCTTAGAAGGCGAAATAGGACCCTCTCATGAGACCCAGGCAGGCATGAGGAGCAGGGTCAGTCAGGCCCTGGGGAGGCTCAGTCCTAGCCAGAGAAGCCATGCCCTGGAGGTGGCTGATAGTAGGAAGCTGCCCCTTCCAGATGAGGCTGGTGATGGGAAATTTGGGCCTGACACAGCTAACGCCTGGCTGGCCATCATCAGGGAGTCCTCTGATGCCACCTAGATCACAGGGTGCCTATGCCAGAGCTAAGGGCAAAGAGGCAGAACAGGCAGTGGCCAGGTATCTCCAGGACCAGGGCTATCCCCTGGCCTGCACTGCCAGGTCAGCCTCTGGGGGCATGCAATTTGGAGAGGACATCCTGGGAGTCCCTGGGGTTTCCCTAGAGGTGAAGAATCGTAGGGATATCCAGCTGGGTGCCTCCCTGAGACAGGCTGCTATCCAGGGTGGTCCTGAGAAAATAGCTGTGGTGATTATCAAACCTGTGGGAGTGGGCCTGGAGTCAGTGGGTGACTGGTGGGCTCTGTCCTATGTCAGACATCAGGTTCCACTATGGCCAAAGGAGGGACAGCTATGAGCGTAGAGGTTTACCAGTGGGTCACTGTGATCCTGTTGGTTGCCATCCTGCTGGCTCTGGTCATCAGGCGTATCTGATGGCTAAGAAGCAGCTTCCTGGGAAGGGAGAACAGAAGAAACTCCCTGTCAGACGCAACGATATCTCGCATATCGTCTGTGGCTCCTGTGAATGCGTGTCAGGTTATGGTCTGCCACCTTCAGTGCAGGAGTGCCCCTGTGTTTGCCATGACACAGCCAGGAGATGGTGGAACCTCAGTCCCTGGAGGGCTGAGGTGTGAACAGGGAACTATTGCTGGCTGAGTACAACAGGCTCTGTGGGAACCTGGTGAAGGCTGGGGCAGAGCCTGTTGTCAGCAGCTCTGTGCTGGATGCTTTCAGTGACCAGGAATTAGCGGAACTGGTGAAAGACAGTGCCCTCTGGCTGAGCAGGCTCAGGGGTCTCAGCAGATGAGATTACGCCTGTCTCTAGGGATTATTGTACCGATCGGTCCTTTCCTGTGCGCGCCCGCGGGAATACCACAGCTGTCAAGAGGGTCAGGTGCATACCTCTTACTGCGCGTGCGCGTACTTAGGTAGTTAGAGGGTTCTGGAATACAGGCAGTGAAGGGCAGTTGTCCTGCCAGAAACCTGTATCAGAGAGGGATATCGGACTGGGGTTTGCAGTTCCCTGGTGTCAGCAATTCTGTCGCTGGGCTACTCCTGGAAACTGGTAACAGAACCCTTTGCGTATGAAACCAACAGTTGACCTGGCGCTAGCAACTGCACAGGTAGGTAACACATGGCATTCCAGCGGAATCAACTGTCAGCTAAACAGAGGCAGAGAAATCTGGAGAACATCCAGTATGTTCGCTCCCTCTTGAAACAGAAGCAGGAAACAGATGGGCAGTTACAGACCAGACCTGTGGACCAGCAAATGGAGGACTCTGAGACTCCTGATCCTGGAGAGGGATAACTGGACCTGCTACCTGTGCGGAAAGAGAGCTGACCAGGTGGACCATCTGGTACCTCCCTCTGCTGGTGGTACTGATTCGCCACAGAACCTGGCTGCTGCCTGTCTTCGTTGCAATGACAGCAAAGGCAACAGATACGTAGACCTGCCACTGCACACAGTGGCCTGGTAACAGAAAGGATAGGAACTATGTCTGTGATTTGGGAGGACCCTCCTCCTGGTACGCCCAGGGCTCAGAGGTTTGGTAAGGAGCCCTCTCCTCTGCGTAAGGAAGCAGATGAGATGCTGGAGACACTGCGTCAGAGCCAGGGACGTTGGGCCAGGATGTGGGACCTGGAGACAAAGGAAGATGCCAGGAAGCGCAGCAATTATGCTGGGCAGAAGGGGTTCAGCTTCTCTGTGCGTCAGACGCCCTATGGCTGGTCTGTGTTCGGTCGGTACAACGGAGAACCAGAACCAGAGCCTGAGGTTCCAGAGGAGCCAGCTCCAGCCCCAGAGCCTGTGCCTGAGCCCAGCCCTGAGGCTGTGAGGGAGCCCACGTTTCCAGAGTGACCTGGGCTGGGATGGCCAGTCTGGACTGAACAATACCTATGTCTGCTCTGTCTGCCATCAGCACTGGCAGGAGCAGTGGATAGGGAACAGGCCCTGCTATGTGGCTATAGCTCCACACTCTGATGTGATGTGCGGTACCACAGCTGGTCACAGAGGGCAGGGCTGTCTGATGGTGCCTAGCTAGGCATGAGTGAGGTGACAGAGCCAGTGTCTCACTGCTGAGCCTGGACTACTGAGCCTCCTCCTGGATGGGGTGACTGTGTCACTGAAGGGCTGGTGTCCCGACACAGTCACCCCACAAAGGATACCTGAAGGATTACTGATGGGTGAAAGCCTGATAGATGAATGGGCTATAGATAATCACTGGTCCTGGTTAGATTATGACCAGGGGTCAGGGTTAGAGGTTAATGGGGGTTTTTTAGAGGAGATTTCTGGTGGGACAGCCTTGCCCACCACCTCTCTCCCTCCAGGGAGGAATGGGCCAAATGACCCCTTGATTTCCCATGTCAATGGGCCATCTGACTCATTTCCAGAGGTATTTGACGCTAAATCCAGCCTTAGAGGAATAGGGTTCCCCCGCATTAGCCCTATTAGTTACAGGTCACTGGATTACTCCAGAGGTAATGCACTAATCGCCTGGGCCAGGGATGTGCTGGGTGTGGAGCTGATGCCCTGGCAACAGTTCCTGCTGCGTGAGTCTCTGGTGATGAGGGATGGGGTCTACCGCTATCGGACCATCCTGGCTGTGGTGGCTAGGCAGAATGGTAAGACTCTGGTGACAGCTGTCAGGGTCCTGGGTGGCATCTGCCTCCTGGGGGAGCCCTCTGTGCTGGGCTCAGCACACACCAGGGTTATTGGGATGGAAGCCCTGGAGCTGGCATACCAGCTAGCCCTGGATGCTGGGTTACCAACCCAGAAAATCCGCAGAGCAGCAGGCCAGGAAGAATTCAGGGTTGCTGGTGGACGCTACAAACTGACATCTGCCACCACCCAGGGAGCCAGAGGCTACTCAGGTGTAAATCTGGTGGTCATAGATGAGCTAAGGCAGATGTCCCACTGGGAGCCCTACGCAGCACTAGACAAGACACGCAGAACAAAGAGAACCAGCCAGCTCTGGACCATCACCACAGAGGGAGACATCAGCTCTGTGGTCCTGAACAAGCTCCAGACCATAGGCAGGGATGCCATAGAGGCTGGCCAGGACAGCCCTGTGGGCTACTTTGAATGGTCAGCTCCACCAGGAATGCATGCTGGGGATGTCAGGGCCTGGGCTCACGCTAACCCTGCCCTGGGCTACCTCCTGGATGAGGACACTGTCAGAGCAGAATTCCAGACAGACCCTCCCAGAGTGTTTGAGGTGGAAGTGCTCTGTAGGAAGGTCAGCCAGATAACAGGCTGGGTGGAACCAGCTGAGTGGGAAGCCTGTATCACAAAGGATCAGTTCCCCATAGACCAGCCCTTTGTTCTGGCAGTAGACGCAGTGCCAGAGCTGAGGCATGTCAGTATCGTGGCTGGGGCTCTGGTGGGCAGGGTTCACCACATAGAGCTGGTGGAAACCTTTACAGGACCCATGGCCCTAGAGCATGCTGAGCAGCGTCTAGATGGCCTTCTCAGCCGCTGGAGACCTGCTGCCCTGGTCACCACTCAGAAGTCTCCCTGTGAGCCCTCAGTGGCCAAATTGGCTGCCACTGCAAACATCACTCACAGTGCTGTCAGGCCTGCTGAGTGGGCTAGAGCCTGTAGGGCCTTCTACGCAGCAGTCAGAGGCAGGCAGGTCTCCCACCCAGGAGGCACAGGCATCTCAGCAGCCCTGGCTCTGACAAAGAGAGGGCCTGATGGCCTGGTGTCACAGGTTCACAGAATCAATGACAGTGCAGACAATGACGCTGCTCTGGCTGCTGTCCTAGCCCTCTGGGCTCCCACGCAGTTGAAATCAGAGCCAGCCCTAGCCTGGACAATTTACTGATGATTAGAAATAAGCTCAGTAGGGCAGTTCTCTGGTTTGTTCAGCTGGCCAGTCTCCTGACGATTCTCTGGTGCTCCTGGCTCCTCCTGGACAGAGAGGGATTCGCACTGGTGGCAGCCATCATCACACTAGTGACCAGCCTCTACTTGGAACACACCTCTGAGGAGGTGGACTGATGGCACTCATGGAACTGCTACAGAGGGCCAGGACTCCCACCATCAGGAAGACAGCCACTCCTCACACAAACCTCCAGAGCCTAGGTGTGTGGCAGCACTGGTCAGGCTATGAGACCAGCCTGCTTCCCTTTGTCACAGAGGACCAGGTGCTAGGTCTCCCTGTGGTGGGTGGCTTCCTGAACATCACCACCAGTCTCCTGCTCCAGATGCCACTCCATGGCTACAGGCAGGCTAACCCTCTGAACCCAGACCCTGCCATCCTCCAGAACCCCACTCCAGGGCCACAGCGTACCTTTGCTGATTTCATTAGCGAATACCTGAGGGATATGCTCCTGTTCGGCAACTATGTTGCTGTGCTAGGTCCTAAGAATGCTGCTGGCTGGCCTGACATCTTTGTTCCAGTCCCTGCTGGCCAGTGGCAAATCCTGGTGGATGGTGGCCAGTACCACTACCTGGTTAATGGAGTCAGGAAGGAACCAGACGAAATCTTCCATGTCTCTATGAATGCCCTTAATGGGGAGCTGGTGGGCAGGGGAATCATCACCCTGTACCCAGGACTGGTGGCCAGTAACGTGGCTGCTGAACGCTGGGCAGCTGCCTACTTTGAAGGTGGAGCAGTCCCACCAGGAGCTGTGAAGCATCCTAACCCTGAGCTGACACAGGCCCAGGCTGATGCCCTTAAGGCAAAGATGAGGGCAGTGGCCATGGCCAGGGAGTGGGCTGTCCTCCCTGGTGGCACAGAACTGGAGGTGCTCAGCAGTGATGCTGAGAAGGCCCAGCTGAATGAGACCAGGAAGCTGAACGCACAGCAGCTGGCTATGGCTATCGGAATCCCTGGAGCCCTCCTGGGTCTGGACTCTCCCAGCCTCACCTATAGGAACATCACAGATGTGTTCCAGCAGTTCATCACTACCACTGTGATGCATTACCTGGTCCCACTGGAGCAGCAGATGACCCTCCAGTGTCTGCCTAGAGGCACCCAGGCCAGATTCTTCCTGGGTGCTGTGCTCAGGCCAGACCTTCCCCAGAGAGTGGACCTGGCCATTAAGAGTCTCCAGGGTGGCCTGTTCACTCAGCAGGAAGCCAGGGCATTCTTCAATCTAGGGGCTGTGGAATTCATAGAGAATGTGCAGGAGGAGGTAGATGTCCTGTGATGGATGGCCTGTATATCAGAGCGGTAGCCTCAGAGCTGGAAGTCACAGGAGATGGGAGAACTGTGACTGGCCTGCTGGCTCCCTACAACAAACCAGCCAGGGTGGATGATGGGTTTGGGCCTTACTGGGAGATGTTTGAAAGAGGATGTTTCGCTAAGGCCCTCAGAGGGCATCCCCAGTACCTGAGACTCCAGCTGGAACACAATGGCCACTGGGTAGGCAGAGGGCATCTCTGGAGAGACAGTGCAGAGGGCCTGGCTGCTGACATGAGGCTGGATGACACAGAGGCTGGCAGAGAAGCAGCATTTAAGATTAGGGATGGCCAGACCCCAGGCCTGTCTGTTGCCTACAGGCTCAGTGAGGACCCTCATGGCAACATCACCAGGACAGTTGGGGATAAGAGGGTCACAGTACGTAAGAAGATTAAGGCCCTTCACCATGTAGCCCTGTGCCAGTTCCCAGCGTATGCAGAGGCTCAGGTGGAGGCTGTGAGGAGTGCTCCAGAGGGTCCTCCTGAGAGGCTGGCTTACTGGCAGGACTGGACAGCCAGGGTACGCAGAACATGACATGGCTGGAGTGGGCCAGGGACCTGGTGCCCCAGTACCAGGTGTCAGAGGAGGAGATGGAATGTCTCCTCTGGGAGCACACAGCCTGGCCTGTCTGCACTGACCCTTCAGTCATAAGGCACCAGCTGGAGAAGGCTCTAGACAGCCTCAGGCTGAGGTGATACACCTCCCACTTAGCGGAACTGTACTGCCCTGGCTCCCAGCCGCTGGGCTCTCACCATCCAGGGCAGTACAGAGCGCACACTGAAGGCATGACACAGGCAGGTCATCTGCCTCACCCATGTCAGAACCTATTCAATGTTCTGACTGGAGTAATGTCATGACTGAGACTCTTTCAGGGTCTAAGCGTCTGGACTGGCTTAAGCGCCAAATGGATAATGCTCTCTCTGACGTAGAGACCATTACCTCCAGGGCTGCTGATGAGGACAGGGAGCTGACTGACTCAGAGCAGTCCACCTGTGAATCCAGACGCTCACGTATCGCTGAGCTGGAGCCTGCCATCCAGGTGGAGGCTGAGCTGGCTAAGCGACAGGCTACCTACCAGACCATGGTGGCAGATATTGGCTCTGCACCTGCTGGTGAGAAGCGCACACAGGCTGTGGAGCGCAGTGGCCAGGCAGAGGTGGAGTACACCAGCCCTGGCCAGTACCTGACTGATTACCTGCTGCGTAACTCTGATGACCCTAAGGCTCCAGAGGCTAAGGCCAGGTTTGACCGCTACCTCCAGAGGGCTGTGGCTCACCAGACCACAGCGCAGAACCCAGGGCTCCTCCCAGTGCCCATCCTGGGACCTGTCTTCACCCAGCAGTCCCAGCGTAGGCCTGCCATTGAAGCCACCACCAGGCGTCCACTCCCTGGCCCTGGGAAGACTTTCCAGCGTCCCATGATTACGCAGAACACCACTGCTGGACCCCAGTCAGCTGAGAAGGCAGAACTACCCAGCCGCAATATGACTGTGGACCCTGTCACTGTCACGAAATCCACCTATGGCGGAACTATCAATCTCAGCTGGCAGGACAGGGACTGGACTGACCCAGCCATTATGGACCTGCTGGTCAGTGACCTGGCTGCCTCCTACTTCCAGGAGACTGATAAGGCCTTCTGTATCTACTTTGCGGCAGCCATCACCCAGACTCAGGCCCTGGCCACAGCTGATGGTGAGGGCCTGGTGGGAGCCATCTACGCTGCTACCGCTACCATCTTCGCTGCCACTAACGGAATGCCTGACACGCTGTGGGTGGCTCCTGATGTGTGGGGAGCTATCGGCAGCCTCTCTGATACCACTGGTAGGCAGCTATTCCCCACTGTGAACCCCAGTAATGCTCTGGGCAGCATTTCTCCCACCAGTATGTCTGGGTCAGTGGCTGGCATGAGGCTGGTGGTAGATAAGCACCTGCCTGCTGGCACTGCCATCCTGGGAGATTCCACCTACGTGGAGACCTATGAGACTATTGGAGGGCAGGTCTCAGTAATCGAACCTTCCGTTCTGGGCACTCAGATGGCCTTCTATGGCTACATTGCCTGGCTGGTCCTGAACGCAGATGCCTTTGTGAAGATTACTGGTGTCCCAGTCATGCCTCTGTCCACTGGTAATGGTGGCGGTACCCCAGAGCC